ATATATGGCTAATTTAAGCCCCTTTGAAATCAGGTTGGAGTTATTGAAAATGGCAAAAGAAATGCTCATGGACGATTATTATTCCAACAAAGAAAAAGTCACACAAGATTGGAACATCAAATGTGATACCGCAAGGACTAAAGGTGAAACACCACCCGAACATCCCGCCTTGCCAACAATCCCCTCAGAACAAGATATCATCAGCAAAGCTCAAACTTTAAACAGCTTTGTTTCTAATATCACTGCCGAACCAACGGTTAAAGTAAGCAAAAAGTCTTGAGGGTTAGGGGCTACGGCCTCTTTACAAGGAGGGGTGCCTGAGACCACCCACCTTTACACACACAAGGAGAAGTAATGAAGAAATTCATTCTAATTACATTATTCGCAATGTTACCCGTGGTTTCACATCAACAAGAAATTACCGAAGTACAAAGCATATCATTAAATATGGCCAAACAAATGGAATGTATGGCTAAAAATATTTACTATGAGGCAGCCAAAGAATCTTTTGAGGGTAAACTTGCCGTGGCACAGGTCACCATGAATCGTGCAAATAGTCCACTATATCCAAAAACAGTTTGTGAAGTGGTATACCAAAAGACAGGCAACACATACCAATTTAGTTGGGTTGGTGAAAAGGTACACACCAATATCAACAAGTATGCATGGGAAGAATGTATGATTGTGGCAAGGAAGGCCTTGACAGAAAACAAATTACATGATACAATACACAAAACAAATGCAATGTACTATCACAACACATCGGTTAATCCCGCATGGAAATTGAAGTATGTTGCAAAGATTGGTAACCATATATTTTATACACGAACATAATGCCTACAAAAAATGAAATCAGTGAATTTAGTGAAAAGATTGTTGAGATTGCTTCTGAAACAGGCATGACAATGATGGATTCAATTATCCAGTATTGTGAAGATACTGGATTAGAAGTTGATGTGGCCTCCACATTAATTTCATCCGCACTTAAATCAAAAATACGTGAAGAAGCACAATCTTTGAATTTACTGAAGAAGACCTCTAGACTACCTGTATGAATTTTCTGTTTAAAGACTATCACGGTTATTCCGCTTTTGCTCTTTTTAATTCTTTGAAATTACATTTTAGTTCTTCTTCATATGACTACTTCAAGTATCATGGCAAAACAAATATAAGTGAAACTTCGTTTATGAAAAGAAAGGATAAGTATTCTTTCTACAAACTTTCCCGTAAGTATAACCTTGAGGAATTGAAAAACTATTATGTTGCCAATTTCCTTGAAGGTGATGTGAAATGGATTGGTGCTATCGCAGGCCTTGAAGGTGAGGAAACCTACAGAAAATGGCAAACAAGAAGTCAACGCTTGACATACCAATTCGAACAAGATATAATATACATATTCAACAAGTACGAATTGAAAGATGTTCTTTCCGTTGTTGATGATTGGTACCCTAATCTTTTGCAGGAAATGATGCAAAAAAACATTATGATGGAAACGGTTGTTATACTAAATGACATGATGAATTTCTTTCCAATGTGGCAGAAGAAAATCAAAGATGATATTATTTGGCCAAACTGGAAATTAAAACTTGAAAAGTATACACCGTTTCTACATTATGATAAAGACAAGTTCAAGTCTATTGTGAAAGAAAATATAAAAGATGTTTTGGTTTAAAAAAAATAAGATTGAATTGGTTGTGTTTGTAGATGACGCAGAATTATTATCAATGTTTCCTGTGGTTGAAGCCAATAAAATGTTTCCCACATACTACAACACATTGGAACCAAGATTTACTAAACTCGACCAAGTAAATAATGGACTACCTGATTCTATTGCACACAAACAATCAACAATTCGTGGTTGTTATGGTATCAATAACTTCAACAATCAAGGATTCATTTTGCCTTTGTGGGCGGAATATGTTGTCTTGATGAAAAATGGCAATGCTCATGCTATTGCATCATCCGAAAATAGAATTCAATACCATGAAATCCAACAGTATCAAGGTGCATTGGATCCGTTTCACATCTTCAAGATGGAATCACCATGGGAATTTCAATGTAACAAAGATATTAAATGGATGATGATGCAAAACCATTTTGGTGCAAATTCAGATTGTTGGCACATCATTCCAGGTTTAACAGATTTTTACAATCAATCAACAACAAACGTATTTTTGGCTGTCAATAAAAATCAAAGTGATAAAGAAATCATGTTACGGGCCGGTTCTCCGTTAGCAAAATTTTTCCCGATGACAGATGATGAAATTGATTTTAGAATTGAATTGGTTGATGATGTTAAGAAAGTTAAGATCAAACCATTCAAATTCTTTTTCTCTAATGGTTTAACCAAAATGGTTCGAGCCAAGAAAAACACACTCGAAAGACAGGGGAGTAAATGTCCCTTTCATAGGAAATAATTATGAAAATTTCTAAAATTTATGTTGATATGGATGGAGTTCTCTGTAACTTTGATAAAAGGTATAAAGAATTGTACGGTGAAATTTCTGAAACGGGTCGCCGTAAAGAATTCAAACGAAACTTCAACCATTTCATTGAAACTGAACAGTTTGCAACATTAGAAATTCTGGACGATGCACGTTTTCTGATTGATGCCTTGGATTTTTATGTGATGCCAAAAGAGATTCTATCTTCTACGGCATACCAAGAAGTCTATGAACCAATCTCTATGCAAAAGGCTCGTTGGTTAGCGACACACAACATTTCTTGGAAACAAAACTTTGTTCCAGGGAAGGCACACAAATACAAGTGGGCAACTCCAAATTCTGTAATTATTGATGACACATGGAGTGTTATTGATGATTGGAGAAAGGCAGGTGGAATTGGTATTCATCACAAAAATACCGAACAAACCTTGGCAGAGTTAAAATGCTGCCTAAATAAAGATATACATTATGCATAAAGTGGACAATCCGTTTAATATTCCGTTAATATTCCGTTTATAAGAAAGAAGGTAATTATGGTAGATTTCGCCAATTTGAAAAAGAGTTCAGGCAACCTGAGCAAACTCACTAAAGCCGTAGAAGCACTCAACGCTTCGTCAGACGGTAAATCCGACAAAGAGAACTATTGGAAACCAGAAGTAGACAAAGCCGGTAACGGTATGGCTACAATTCGTTTCTTGCCAGCTGCAGCAGTAGATGGTGAAGATGGTTTGCCTTGGGCAAAAATCTTTGAACATGGATTTCAAGGACCAGGTGGTTGGTTAATCGACAAGTGTTTGACAACCAAAGGTCAACAATGTCCAGTATGTGAACACAACAACAAATTGTGGAACTCAGGCATTGAAGCGAACAAAGATATTGTTCGTAAACAAAAGCGTAAACTAAGTTACATTGCTAACATCTATATCGTTTCTGATCCTAAGCATCCAGAGAATGAGGGCAAAGTTAAATTGTTCAAGTTCGGTGCTAAGATTTTCGAAAAGGTTACAGAGGCAATGAATCCTCAGTTTGAAGATGAAACACCAATCAATCCATTCGATATGTGGAAAGGTGCTAACTTCAAGTTGAAGATTACTAAAGTCGCTGGTTATCAAAACTACGACAAGTCAGAATTCATGTCCGCATCCGCATTGTTGGATGACGATGGTGAATTGGAAAAGATTTGGAAGTCTCAACACTCATTGTCTGTATTGACAGAGGACAAAGAATTCAAATCATATGATGACTTGAAGTCTCGTTTGGATAAAGTTTTGGGTGCTTCTGAAATGCCTAAGACTACAGTTGAAACTATCAAGGCTGCTACACCAAAAGCAAAACCAATTGCTGAAGATGCACCATTTGATGTATCAAGTGAAACTGAAGATGATGACATGGCCTACTTCTCGAAGTTGGCTGACGAATAAAATACTCACAGTATGTTTAGACCCCGCCTAGTGCGGGGTTTTTTATTGGTTATACAACTCTTGTTGAATTGTATATCATTCTCTGTAAGGTTGCTTCCATATTACGAACAGGTGGAATACTAGGCTTTGGCGACTTTGGTTTTGGTGTATTGTTTGCTACCACATTATTTGTCACGGCCGAGGATGAGTTCACCATAGAGTCCATTTTTGCGGACCTATTCTCTGCTGTAACCGCATTTAATTGTTGACTTGGTGGTGTTGTGGTCATTGCGGCAGCGGTTGAAGCGGTAGCTGCTGCAGGAGATGCTGTTGAACTTGCAGGTGATGTGGTCGCTGGTGTTGCGGGAGATGCTGTTGAACCTGTAGGTGTGGCCGTTTTTTTGGTACCATCATCATTATAATATGGAGCATATTCTTTATTCCATTTGCCTTCTTTGGATTTTGCTGCCAAACCTGTGCCAATAAATTGTTGTTTTGTGAAAGGCAACTTATCGGCCATAGATTGACCAGAACCTGCTGCTGGAATCTCATAAGTTTTTTCATCTTTTATTATTTGTTCTAACT